CGTGAGCGATTAGAATGACGTGAATCTTGTGATACTTATGGATATCCTTCAGGACAGCCATTAAGTCTTGAAAGGCTGATGCTTCGGCATTATATTCCTCAATTCCAGAAACATAAATGCCACCAATCTTTTTACCGCCAGCTCCTTCAGCGACTTTATTCTTGATAGTCTGACGATTCATGTTATCAGCAATTGATGTAACAGAATCAATGACTATAGTTCTAAAGGGGCAATCCACGCGAAATGTTTCAAGTTTAGCGCGTGGCTTATCCCAATCTACATAATCATCGAATTGCACATCTTTAGGATTTACTCCCCATCTTTTCATAGGAAGTATTAATGATTCCATTTTTTGGTCTGTCGATACCCAATACTGAGGTTTAGGATATGACAAAGCTTGAGTTGACTTCCTTAAACCCGGTTCACCCTTTAACATTGTAAAAAGTGCATCCAGATTAATACTATCGAGTGTTGGCATCCTAATCCTTATGTCTGGTTGGACCGTATTCTAATCTTCTCAACCATTTTGTTGATACATAGGTCCGCTTTTCGCGGAGTCTATGATACAACGTATTAATTCTAAACCAAAGGTTTTGCAAGAAATTCAGCAATGGCAGTTACCTCGTCTGATTTCTTACGTTTTACACAATTCGAACAATGGGGCACCGTAAGAGTCATGGATTCCTTATTAAGAATCATAGGTTCTCCACAACGGTTACATTCACACAGTTTACCTTCCGCAAGATGTAGTGGAATGTAGTGTGAGCACGCCGGTTTCATACACTTAAATACAAAGAAGGGTTCCTTACCCTTTTTACGAGCAAGGTTTATCTTCTTGTATAAGTGTAAGTGGTTAGCGACTTTTCGGGCCATTGTCCTTTCCTTTGTTAATTGATTTGAGAGTATTCCAAATAGCGATTTCCTGTGAAATAGTTAGAGTCATTTTTCACCATTAAAAACTATCGTTTTGACCACGCGGACTATCCGCATTGGATAACTGCTCTCCGATGAATTATGTTCTTTAAGATAATGAAGCGCGTCGTTCTGTCTTTCTGTTCTATGAATAGTTGCCCAACTCTTACCGAATTTGGCCTGTATTTCATAGTATTTAGTCATCTTCAGTTTCTTTGGTATGGTCTGGCCAACAATTATTACAAATCCAAATATCACATTTATCACAAGAATGACCAAATTCCTCGTGATATACTATATCACATATTTCACAAGTTCGGTATGGGTCATCAATTAAATCTAGTTCATCTTCCCATCCCATAATTATTCCTCATCAGAATCATCATTAGTTGGATTCCACTCAGGTCCAACAAAGAATAATTTCTTAATTTCTTCCTCTCGCATAGCAGGGTCTGATTCACATACTTTGAGGAATGAACACTTACCAAACTTAGTTTCGCAGTGGTCAAAGTTCGGTGGAAAATGTCCCGTCTCAGCATACATGAGTAAAAGCTTGGCATAATAGGGAAGAGTCTCCGATTGCCATTCAAGTAAGCGCGGGGCAGAGTAAGGAACCATTATTCTCTTAAACTTTTCTTCAGGCTTAAGAGTTTTTTGGAAACCTACTTTATTGATAATGACATTTCGAGTTTTCATAATCAAGCACTGACCAATGAACTGATTATTCATTGATACAGTATCTCGATTCTGTTTCATAGTCTTGTGGTCTTCAGGATAAATACCCTGATTAGTATCCACAGTTACATCGAGTTTAGCTTTCCAGAGAATACGAATTTCATCATCCTCATAAAGAACTTCACCTTTAACTATTTCGACTTCTAATGGAACCCAATGGTCATTACGATAGAATATAAAGTATTGTTCGCAGGTATCGAGAACCCAATGCCAACCAATTTTATATCCTTCGGACTCTTTTGGGGTATTCTTTACACCCGGATAATCATTGATTTTATGTCCACATGGAGGTTTCGGCATTTCCTCAGTAGGAATAAAATCAGTGCAATACTTACAGCCCTGTATATACAATTCGGCTGCTGCTAATGCATGTTGATGTGCTTGGTCCTTACGCATACCCTGAATGATTAGTATGTTGTATACCTCAAGGTATTTATGGACTATCGACCCACACTCTAATGAATTTGATTTACCTGATATCGAATGAAGATTCAGATTAAATCTAAAATCCATGAGACGGGGACAGCCCATTAATGTGCTTAATACTGTAGCATCGAGGATGATATTCTTTTTACCACCCATCGGCTCATCTATAATCTCTTGTAAATCAGTTTCGCCTAATGTTGAATTATCAGGTGTCATTGAATAGTCTCATTCATAAGCGCGAGGAAAGGTTCACTATGAACCATATGATACCAACCGGCTGGCATGATATTACCATCATTAGAATTCAGCCACGGTCCAATATATCCCTTATGTGGATGCCCTATTAGCATTCCATGACCGATAATAATCATCATTTCTGGAGAATTATAGACCGTTATTGTTGCCATCATTACGGTTACATTCGGTGACTTGACCTTCAACGATTGTTCCTTTTGGGAAATAGAGAACACGCTTAATTCCTTCAATAGTTATGATTAGTGGGATAATACTTCCTTCATGAATCAATGATGCTATAGTTAGGTCGAATATATCTCCACTAAATACTGATGGATTGATGAATCCCATCGTTCTAACTTTCAGATGACGATGGCTGATACCTTCGTTATTATTGACAATAACGAGAATTACTTCGTTATATGTCATAAATGTTCTAAAAGAATAGATTTGAATCTATCCCATGATTCATCTTCAAGCTTCGCTGTTATATGTTTCCCTTTATGTGAACGAACATATTCACGGAATGCACCCTCAACTAAATCAATGACCATAGGCTTAAGACTATTGGTCTGTTTTCTTAGTTGAGAATACATGCCAGACTTATTCTTTAACTTATCTAATTCTTTCTGACTAATTACTGGCATTTTCTAAAACCACTTTGTGCTATTGGTTAAATCTAAATATATATTTCGAATTATAATCAAAATCATGATAATTATTATAAATGTCATATTTATTTCCCCTTAGTATGGGGTCGATTAGGTCCACGATATCTATTCTTCCATGATTCTCTATCAACCAATGGAAGATATTTCTCATCAGTATCTCTTATATCTCCGCCAATCATTACTACGCCAGCGGAAATGAATTTACGTAGCAAAGCTACCCGTTGTTCCATCTTATTAAATTCAGGTAGTAGTTCATCTAATTCAAGCTTTGCTTCATTAACAGCCTGAGAATAAATTCCATTTCTAATTGTTGGATGTTGATTCATGATTTATTCGCTACATGCATAAGAGCGAGGACATGAATGAAGTCCTGCACACTTATTTGGATGTATACAGAATCCATTAGTGTATGGTAAGGATGCTAATACTTCTTTGTCATCTGTTTCTCTAGTTATAATTACGCCTAGAGGGTCAATGACTTTATAATGTAATTGATTAGAAGGAATTCCTCTACGAAATTCCTCAACTTCCCTCCATGATAATTTGACTTTTTGCCAATCAATCTCAGTCATAATACTTCTCCTAATTAGTTAGAGTTTAGCCATCACAGTCTTAACGACAGAACGTTCTTTACCCTTCATTTTCTCTTGATGCTTACGGACAATTATCTCTGCAAGCTGCTTTGCAATATCGTTCTGATTCCACTGAACTTGCTCACCTTTATTCATTACAATGTGGAAATTACGACGCTTAGTTTCCACGATATAATCGAGATGTTCGTCGATAGTTCCCTCAGCTTCAGGGAATGTTACGTTAATAACTCCACTAGTTTGACCTATTCTCTTAAATCTACCGGGCGCAGCTTGGTCCTCATTCTGTGGATTCCACTGTCTCTCATGCATAATAGCATCAGCACAAGTTTGAAGGTCAATACCTTCTCCTGATGCTAATGTAGATGCAACCATGATACAGCGTTTGTGATTATTGAAAGTTTCCTGAATAGTGAATCGTTCACCATCCGAGAAATCAGATGTAAGTTTCATTACTTTGATGTCTTCTCGTTTAAGAGTTTGAGCTAATTCAAAGTAATCTGGATTACTCTCTTTATTCGTATCAGTTAACGCGCTAATCATTAACTGACCAACATCTACGTGATGAACGAATATTACAAGCTTCTTGTCAGTATCCTCAACAAATTCCTCAACGAATCCGAGCGTAGCTGGTATCTTAGCTAAACCAGTAATATGTCTCATGCGAGACATTTTAGCTAAGAGTTCGATACCGTTTAAAGTATCTTCTTCTCCGCCAATAACGGCCTCATTATACCATGCTACGAATTCTGATGTAGCATCGTCATATGTTGATTGTTGCAGACTATCAAGCTGCACATTCAACTTCATACGATTAACATCAGGGAATTCATCCATCACTTCATTATATTCGCGACGAATAATGAGATTGGATGTGAATTCTCTAAATTTCTTGGGATTACGAATGCCGCCCATTTTCTTTTTTGGGCCTTCGTAATAGTATTCAACCCATGTATCAAGATAGTTCTGATGATTCCAGAACTTAACAGGGTCAATCATATTTAATACTGGAAAGAATTCACTTCCACGATTCTTCCACGGCGTTCCGCTGAGAGGTAACACCTTAATATCAGGATTACCTACAATCTTGCGAACTTCTTGTGTTCGAGAAGAATCTGGATTTTTAA